TAGCGCATGGGGCCTGACGCGCCCTGCTTCTTCTCGTCGACGCGCAGGTACGTCTTCACGCCGCCCTGGCCGTACATCGCCAGCTGGCCGAAGCTCACGTCGAACATCGAGACGCCGGGGTTGTAGTAGAAGGCGACCGCGTTATCGCCCCAGAAGCCGCTGAGCGAAGCGGTGGCACCTTCGTTCGCCGTGTTCTGGCGAGCCTTGCCGATGAAGAGGTGATCGACGCCGAAGAAGGCCTTCAGGTCGTCTTCTGACACCGGCGTGCCCTGCGTGTACTTCACACGGTCACGGAACGACGGCGACAGCTTCAGCTTCTCGACGGTGGTGATGTCAATCGCGAGCGCGTTGACGGTGATGCCTGACTGGTTGCGCACGGCGATGCGTGCGGTGGCCATGTCGGCTTCAGGGTCGCCGTTCGCCTCGTTCCAGCGGCTGCCCGAGGCAATCGCCGAGGTGAGCGCTGACGGGTAGTTGCCCGAGGTGGTGGCCAGTGTCGCGGCGATGGACTCGCGCTTCATCAGCAGGCCGTGGGTGGCCATCTGAATCGGGCGAATGCCGTCGAGAATCTGGAGGTCAGAGTCACGAACCAGCTGGGGGTTGATTTCAAACTCGAGCTTGTGCTCCTTCAGCGAGATGTCTCGCGTGAAGCTGCCCTCGTTGATGATTTCGGCTTCGCTGTTGGTGGCGCGCTGAGTGTCGTAGACCTTCAGCTTGCTGGTATCCATCTGCGTGATTTTCTTGTTCGCGCGATCGACAGGCTTCGGCGAGAAGACTTCAGCAGCGATGAATGCTTTCTCGTCCTGCATGTAGTCGTAAACCACGCCCTGTTCGGCGGTGGTCGTGGTGAAAACGCTGCGATTGTAGTTTGCCATTGTGGTGATTTCCTTTCGGCACTCGAATTACGAGTTAGCCGGGCCTCCGAGATTGGGAACGGCGAGACGAACGCGAATGAACTCACCGTCATTGCTGCCGAGGTTCTCCGCGAGACCAACACTGCGAGCGGTGCCACCGGCCGAAGTCGAGCACTTGCCCGAGCCAGCCGCGGTGCACATCACTTCTGCGCCCAATGCAACGGCAGCGCTGACTTCGATTTCAGCCAGGCCCCTGGTCTGAATTTCAACGGTGTCACCAGACGATGCGTTGTTCAGCGCGACGCCGATAGCCTTGTCTGTGATGGCGTCGCAGGCGACAACCTGGCCAGCGGTGGAATCCAGTTTCACCAGGCGGCGAGCGGTGATGCTGCCTCCGGCGATGCGCGAGATGACGTTCGACGTTTCGTAGTTTGAAAGACCCATGGTTCAGCTCCCTTTGCTGATTGCATCAGCGATTGATTTGTTGGACATCAGGACAGCGAAGTGCGCTTGACCTCGAGTCATCGAGGGACTCGCGGCGATCAGCTTGGACTTCTCGGCCTCAAGGGCTGCGAGAGCGTCGGCATACGGCAGAACCTTCTCAGCGCTCGACACGCCAACCTCACCCATCTTCACGGCAGCAGGCATGACCGCAGCAACGAAGGCCTCGGTCTCCTCGATGCCGTTCTTGCGGGCCATCTTCACCAGGGCGTCAACCTTGTCGGCCTGAACGTGGTGTTTCTCGATGAGGCGCGCGGAGAAGGCCTTGATTTCACCCTCAACCTTTTCGGCCTTCAGCTTCTCGAGCTCTGACTTCGCGGTGGCAAGTTCTGCCATCGTGAACGTCAGTTTCTCGGCCTTGTCGGTCATCTGCGTGGTGACTTCGGGGAGGGTGGCACACTTCGCCGCCATGTCTCCGAGCTTCGCCATCACTGCCGTGTCTTCTGCGTCGTCGGGGAGTCCGAGCGCCGCACAAATCAGCTTCTTGTCCATTGTGTAGCCTTTGGCCTGTGCGGCCTCAGTGGGTTGATGCGTGGTTGTGGTGTTGCTTGCCGCCACGCGCGGCAATTCGGTGAGGAATGGATCGTTGAGCAGGCCAGCGCCGTAGAACGTCGGCCCCTGTGACTCGCCTGTGCGCGGGTTCATCGCGTCGGGCGCCCATTCAGGCGACACGCACGAGAACTCCTTGGCCGTGATGTACGCGCGGGCCTTGTCGGTCCATTCCGTCAGGCCGTCGAGCGCGTGCTTTCCGCCGCCGAGGTCGATGACAGCGAGGTCGACAATCCAGCCCGAGGCAATCTTCTGGTCAATCGGCATCGGATCGCTGCTGCTGCCGAAATGGCAGTAGTCGACCTTCAGTCGAGGGGCTCCGGCCGCCTTCCAGTTGGCGACCATCTTCTCAAGGTCGGCCCTGGTGAGCTCGAGCCCGTCCGGGAAGTCGCGGCGGAACATGCGACCCGTCAACAGATAGCGGTTCCATTTTGGCTCCGGCCCGGCCTCGACGGCGAACAGCACATGACTGTCGCCCTTTACTCGCGTTTTCATGATTCGGCCTTCCATTTGGTGATGAGCACGCAACGGCAGCGACCAAGACCTTCGCAGTTGCGGTTGGGTGGCGTGTTGGCGATGTGCTCTTCGCTCTGAAACTCGAACGACTCGCCATCGAGCGCTTCACATGGGCCGCAGGTGCCGTCGTCGAGAATCGCCGAATACTCCATGGAGTCGACCTGGCTTCCGAACTGCTCAGCAAACGCCTCGCGCCCGAGATTGAACGCGCGCGTGGTGATGCCTGACGCCTCACCACGGAACGCCGCAGAGTCGAGCGAGCGGTTCAGCACGTTGCCGACAACCTCAGTTGGGTCCCCATCGGTGCGAATGACTTCGATGGCCTCTTGCTCGATTGCCTCTTTGAGGCGTGCGGTGATGCGGCGAACGCTCACGCCAGTCTGAGCGCGCTTCAGTTTTCCGCCACCGTCTGCGGCGAACGAGACCGGCTTGATGCCAGGCAGGCCATCAGCGCGGTCCGTGAGAATCTCTTTCGCGCTGCCGCGAGCCCGCTCGTTCTTTGCTTGGCGGTAGCCCTCGGCCTCGACTTCAATCAGGTACTTCTCAACCACCTGCGTCAGCCGCGCGGTGTCGAGGTTGATATCGGCCACCTCAGAGGGATCGCCGTCTTCCATCGCCGCCGTGATTTCTGGCAGCGCCTTGACGAGCATCTCCGCGACGACAGGCCGCACGCGCGATTCAAAAGACTTCACTGCGGCGCCTGGTTGACCAGCAAAGCCGATGTACGAGGCCAGCTCGTTGAGGCTCAGCACCTTTTCGGAGTCACGCAGCGGTCGAGAGGGCGAGAAGTCAGCGACAGCAGAAAACCTGTGCATCTTCGGTGCGGGTGCACTCGGCTTCGCGTCTGCAGGCTTCTCGCCCTCCGACCCTCCCCCTTCCGCGTCCGGGGCATCATCAGCCTCTTCGGCCTCTGGCGCCTCGCCGGCCTCTGTGCGCGGAACCATGATTTCAGTGGGCAGGCCGACCATCTCACGCATCGCGATTTCGTCAGCGTCGGTGATGCGAATGATGCCGCCAGCTACGGCCTTTGAGATGGCGTCGACTTTGCGGGGCACGTCGAGTTCGCCCTTCTTCAGGCCAAATGTGATGACGGGGTACGCAGGCTGCTCGCCCCAGTTCGGCGCGACGATGGCTCGACCCAGCCCGTTGTACGCACGCGAGCCGTTGACGACGCCTTCAAGCATCGAGATGACGCCGTTCAGAAACGACGTACTGACGCCGGTGTGCATCTCGCCGAGCGAGCGGTTGCCGGTGTTGTCGGTGGTGCCGATGGCCAGCATCTGCGCCGACACCTGACGCAAGATGACGGTGCCCAGCGTCGTGTACGCCTCGAGAATGTGCGCCTTGTTGGCCTGTGGACTGGTGAGAAACTCAAGCTTCCAGTTCGGCGGCAGAACCATCGACGCTGACTCGTGGTACGTGAGTCCCTGAAGGTCTTCGGACAGTTTCTGCAGCTGAGTGTCGTTCAGTTCTGACGTGCCCGTCGCAGTCGGCACACCAAGCGCCTCGCGCTCGGCACCAATCGCAAAGATGCGAGCCAGCGCCTGGCGAATCTTCGCGAGGTAGTACACAGGCCGAAACGCCGAATAACCGGCGTAATTGTTGGCGCTGCGGTCCCACGTCGTCAGCAACACCTTGTCGGCAGGTAGCACCACATCGCTGGTCCAAACCTGCCGTGTGCCCTCGTACTTCTGGCCCTGCTGCACGATGGCCACGAGGTCGACTTCACCGTTCTCGTTCGCGGCCTCGCGCCAGCCATTCTGCTGAACAGTGGACGGGAGCCGCTCCGACAGGCGACGAATGCAATACCCGGTGCCGCCGGGAAGCAGCGGGTGACGACAAACGCCGTACACCTTTTCGTGAAGCGCAAAGCCGGAACCGAGCGCACCCTTCACGGCCTGCGCGATGAATTCGACCAACCGAGTCTCAAGCGCGTCGAGCAGGTTGTATTTCACGAAGTCGGCATGCTTCTGCGCGTCTTCGGGCGAAATCAGCGGGTGAACCGCAGGCCTCACGTCGATCAACGCGTCACGAATCGGCGCAACGACGAATGCCAGCGCGGAACTGATGTCTGGGTCCGTGCGTGAGATTTCTTCCCACTCACCCCAGCGAGGCCCGAGACCATAGGCCAGCGTGTGCGAGAGCGCCGGGTTTGGGTCGCCATTCTGAATACGCCCTGAGTAGTTGGGCGTGCCACCTACGCCGACTTCGCCAGTCTTGACGACCTTCAGCGCTGGGTTTGAGGGGTCGCCCGACACATCGCAAAACGAAGTGAAGGAAACGAACGCTTGTCAACCGACTCACATCGACGCTGCAGCCAGTCCCGTCTTTACGCCTGATTGCGCGAACGTCGTCACCTGTGTGGCACTCGCCCGCAACTCGTCGAATGCTGCGGTTGCGGCGTCCACCTGGTCGTCATTGGTGTCATTCACGCCTGTGAAATTCATGTGCTCTTTCACGAAGTCGTCGAGCCACGGCGCACGCTCGGGCAGATGTACGCGCCCGTTGCGCCACGCCAGTGCGTAGGCCTGCCCACGAATCAATTTGTCGCCGGTCGCCAATACCGGCGTGACTTGAATCGAAGGCTTCATCAGGTCGGCGCTGCCTGCCTCGGTTGTCGACGTGTACCAGCGCCATCGCACACCCGGAGCCATGCGCGCCCACGGCGCAAGCAGTTCACGGAACGCCTCGGGCTTCACCTGCTTTCGCACCACGTTGGTGACGAAGTAGTGAACGTCTGGCTCCTCGCGTTCCCGGCCTCGCTCGTCCGTTACGCGAATGGTGCCCATGATAGCGCACCGCATTTCGACGGCCACGCTCCAGTCTCGCGACGATTTGGAGGCATAGGCGAGGTCGAGACCAAACGCGCGCCGGTGCACAGTTGGAATCACGGTGAAATTGCTGAGCCCCTCGAACACCGACTCGCCGCGGGGCCTCGGCTCACCCTGGTACAGCGACGCCCAAGTGTACGGGCCAACACGGGCCTTGCGCTCCAGCATCGTCGCAAGCGGCCACCGCTCAGGCCACAGCGACTGCTCTTCGTTGTCGTTGACTGCCGGGTAATGCAGGTGGCGCCAGCCGCCCTCCTTCAGTAGCCGCCCAATCAAGTCGTCAGGGTGCCAGCGCGTCTGAAACACGAAGATGCTGCCGTTACCCGTGGCGCCGCCCTCGGGGTCATACCCCTCGATGCGTGTCGAAAGCACGTCGTTGAACCAGTCCCATACGCGCTCACGCTTCAGCGCACTCTCTGCGGCGATGCGGTCCTTCACAGAGTCGTCGACGATGGCGATATCAACGCCGCTGCCGGTGAGTGCGCCGCTGACGCTGCTGAAGATGCACCCGCCGCCCTCCTCGGTGACCCACTCATCGAGCTTCGATGACGCGAACTTGATACCCAGTTTCGTCGCAAGGTTTCGCCCGCGTCGTGACATCTTGCGACTGAGTGATGCGCCGTAAGTCGAATACGAGAAGCGCAGGCGTGGGTTGATCCACAGCGCCCACACAATGCCCTGAATCATCGTTTCTGACTTCGCGTGTCGCGGTGGCGCATCACACACGACGCGCTGTTGCTCGCCGCGAACTGCGGCCATGAATGACATCACCAATTCAATCAGGTGCGTCGGCTGACGGTAGCGCTTGTTCACCCACGGAATGAATTCCATGAGCGAATTGCGCGCGCACTGCTCCTCCCATGCAGCGAGCGGAGGCAACTGAGCCGCGTTCATTTCTCGCCTTCGCCTGGCTCCAGTTTTCGCAAGGCATCACGAATCACGATGGCTGTTTCAGGCGGCACCTTCGAGAGGTCCACCGGCTGAAACAGATTCGAGCCGTCAGCGTTCGAGTGCGCGATGTGTTCGACCGGCTTGCCGTCAACGCGGTCAGCGTAGTCCTTGAGAATGAGCGGGTTGCCTTCGCTCAGTTTCTCAAGGTAGCTCTTTCGCCACTCCTCGAACGTCGTGCCTGCCGCGAAGAACCCGCGCATCAATGCCTGCGCTTCGAGGTCCGCCGTGGACCTGCCTTTGGGGTTGCCGCTTTGGCCCGGCTTGAACTGGGTACGTTTTCCCGCCTGCAGAAGCCTGACGGCAGGCGGTATTTTCGGTGGTTTCATGTTCTCACTTCCTCCCCCGCTCGCCATCTGGGTACTCCAGAAAACGGGCGGCCTTCAACACCCAGTCACGCCTGACACCGAGCGAGCGAGCAATGTCGGCCCTGTCGGTGTTGTCGTAGAGCATGGTGGCCACGCGCCCGAGTCGATACAGAATCACCTTCGCTTTCGCGTTGCGCCTCTCGTGGCCATCTTCGCGAAGCAACTGCACCTGTGTCTTCACCGTCGTTCCGACAAAGCTCATGCGTCCCCCAGTCGCCAGACACTCACCCTCACCGCAGCATCACCCTTTTCCTGTTGCACATGCCACACGACGGCCTCACTCCGGTCGTCAATGCCCAGTCGGTCGGCCACTCCGTCGCGCAGGTTCTTGAGCAGGCTCGCCAGGTTGTCGTCGTCGACAGCGCGGGGAGCGACGCGAGTCAGCACCACCAACAAGCGCCGGCCATTCAGCGCACCCAGTTTTGCGGTCAGCAGGTAGCCCGCCTTGCGGTGTGCTGATGCGCGCTTGGCCTTTTGCGCGAAGTGTTCGCGGAGGTTCGCCACGCTTGGTGTGACGAGCGACGTTGACGCCTCAAATAGTGGTGTGCCGGTGGCTGACGAGAGTGCCGCCACTAGACGCATGGTTCCAGGAGTGAGTGCGCTCACTTTCGCCCTGTCTTGGCGTAGTCGTCCACGTCAAAGTCTTCGCCGGGTTCGATGCCTTTGCCCGGACAAACGAAGTGCCTGCACTCTCCGCGCTTACACAGGGCGTCAATTAGTCTCTTGCGCTCCAGGCCCCAGCTGTCGGCAATGTATTTCATGTGCCCTGCAACTTCTTCCGGAGATCGATTTCGCATGAATGCTTGAAGCCCACACTCGTCCCACTCCCTCTCCGCCTTTCGCAGCTTCGCCAGCGCCTCGTCCCGCTCATGCAGCACCTGCGCGTGAATCTTCCAGCTTACCATCTCGGCGATGTCGACCTGGTGTTGGTCGCTGAGGTCTCTCAGTAGCCCCGCAATCTCCCCCGCCTGCTCGCACGTAATCTGCGGGCACGACACGCGGGCGGTTGTTTCGAGATACAGCAAGGCTTCGGTCAGTGTCATCACGACCCCTCCCCTGTCGCTTTCGCGATGGCGGCGCGGGCTTTCTCTAGTGCGCCGGTGTTGGGCTCGTCCATCGACACCGACCTATGCCGGTCTGAATGCCAGTCAGCCCAAACCAACAAATCATTCAGCGCCTCCAGCAGCTCGGGTGCGGCGGCAATCAGGCGGGCGTCGGGGTGGTTGATCGTCTGAAACCATTCTGCGTGATGCTCGCGACCTTGAACGACTTCGGCGAAGTCGTTCGCTGGCGACATAAGGTTGATCTCGGTTCTGAATCGAGCAGTGGCGCTGCCCATTCCCCATCGAATGAAGTTCAACACCGTCTTGTCGAATCGCGGAGTACCGCCGCACAACTGAAGTTGATAACCTTTGACGTTGATCTCCCAACGCCACGGTCCCGGAGTGTGACTCATGCCCCACCTCGGCGAATGGCGGCGACGCCTGAAGACACGACTTCCTTCGCGGTCAGCTGAGGCCCGTTAAGCGCACCGAGGTCGACATAGACGCGAGCAAGCTCGCTTGCGCACCGCTCCCGCTCAGCAGAGACAGCCTTCGCCACCTCCGCGTCAATCTGCTGCTGACCGACGGTGCGCATGCGCCCTGACTCGTCACGCACCTCGCCGAGCTCCTTCTCGATTTCGGAGAGCAGCTCTGCCGCATGCGCGACCTTGCCTTCGTCCGGCGTCCAGCTTCCGAGCCCCGCCACCAACTGCACCAAATGGTCTTTTCTCGTCATTTTTCCTCCACTGAAAAACCGCGTTTGCGCATCGACTTCCCTGCACTCAACTGACTCAGCCGCCCTGACTGCCCGATGCGGTCCACCAACCTTTCCCCCAGCCGCGTCTTCAGCTCGGCCCACGGCAGATTGCTCGTCACAATCGTTCGCCCGTAGTTTTCGTGCCGCCAGTCCAGCATCTCGGAAATCTGAGCCCTCGCGTATTCCGTGAGCAGCTCGGCGCCGAAGTCGTCGACCACCAGCAGGCCGACGTGTTTCAGCGCCTCAAACTCGGCCTGCCCCACGTCGAACGCCGACAGTTTGGCCAGTGACTGCGTGCGCCGAAAGGCAGCGCCGCCACCGCCACGAATCGACTCGCGAACGGCCCACGTGGCGGCCACTGACTTGCCGGTGCCAGGCGCACCGCACAGCACCAGCCAGTTCAGCGCCGCGTCAGGTAGCCACCGCTTGACGACGCCGAGAGCCTCCGTGTCTTGCGGCTTTTCGACGGCCTCAAGGGCGCGCTGGCCGATGCCGCTGCGCTCCAGTTTCGCGCCCATCGACCGCAAGGCTCGTTCGGCGCGGTCAATCTCGGCCCGTTCGCGCTCGACTTTCGTGACCTCGGCCTCCAGCAGAGCGCAGAGTCGAAAGTACTCACGGGCGGCTGCGGGGTTCGCCGCGTCCCATGCTTGTTTCTCGGATCGGCTCCGCACGATGGCCTGTAGCGCCAGCGACGTGGTGGCGGGCCGACCGATGGCGTCGATCGCGGCCTCAAGCTCGGTGATTCGGCTCATAGGTCCACCTCGCCCGCCGGCACTTTGGTCCAGTCGACCGATTCGGCGGCCACGGGGGCTCGGTTGTTTTGCGGCTTGCCAGTTGTTGACTTGTATTGCTCAATCTTGGAGGCACTACGGCAAATCAGCTTGATGTCGTTGTATTTTGTGCCTGTATCGTTTTGGCCCATGTTGAATGGGTTCCGTGCACACCCGTCGATCGCCTCTCTGATGTCTTCAGGGGTGAAGCCTTCGGCAAGACGGGCGGAAATTGCCGACAGCCTGTCCTTGGAAGCGATAGACTTGATGGCGCCCATGGCCTGAACCCAGTAGTCAAATATTTCACGAACAACAGGGTTGAGACTAGCGTCAACAGAAGGCACATCTCTTTTGGAAGGCACGGCTGGTTCGGCTAGGCACGGCTGGCTAGGCACGGCTGGGGTGACAAGCTGTGACACCGTGTGACCATCTGTGACACCGTGTGACGCCGTGTGACTGACGACCTCGTGAATTCGCTCACTTACGGCCTTGGTGCGCCTGTTTACCCTAGATTCGCGTTGACGGTGTGCGTCAGACTGCTTGCACTCTTGGGCCTCCAGAAAACGAGGGAACACGATGGCGTTAGGCGTCTCGGTGGCTGTGCCGTCGCTGGTCAATTGCTTAAGGGCTCGGCTGGCGACATCATTCGGCACACCGATAAGCAGCGCAACGGCTGTTGATTTGTCCATCTTTCCCGTGTCGAGCACGCCTGCGCGGTCAAGCTTACGCAGTGTCAGCACAAACACCGCGCGCGTCTCCCAGCCCCAAGACAACCACGTCAGTGAGTCGCGCGTGAAAAGCCTAACGTAGCGCTCGTCTTCGAAATTCATCACGATACACCCCACAAAAGAAAAACCCGGCGAGGCGCGCGAACGCCTACAGCCGGTAGAATCCATCTCGCGACGGTTTCTGTTGAATTTGCCGAGCGGTTCGCGCCACTCGCGCCGCCACAGTTTCACGACTTCGGCGCGACTGTCAAGCCGGGGCGAAGCGTTCTGCCCAGGGGCGCGGAGTCATTCCGTCACCGCCATTCGTTCAACGAGTTCGTACGTGTCAGGCCCGACGCGGATCCACCGCTCAATCAGCCGCATACAAACGACGGTCGCGCCCTCGCTGTGCAGCCGCACGCCGTAGCGGTCCAACATCTGCTTGGCGGTACAGCGCGCCGGCCCGGTTGTGGTGTGCGGAGTTTCGAGTTTCTCGGCAAGGGTGCTCATGCGGCCTCCCTTGTTCTCACCGCGTCTTCGGCAGCTTTCTTTGCGTCTTCGTAGGTATCAGCCTCACCCATGCGACCAAGCGCCCACCAACACCAACCCTCGTGGCCGGTCTCTGGTGATGGCTCGGCAGCAAACGTCACAATCGCCTTGGGTTCGGCGTTGCTCGGCCAGTGCCAGCGACCTTCCCAGTATTCGACGTGCAGTCGATTCACGTTCAACAAACGCAACAACTCGGCTCGGTTCTCGCTCATGCGGCCTCCATCTGTTCGGCGATGCCTTGCGCCATGGCGGGACACACAGCGTTCCCCAGTTGTTTCATCTGCTCCGCTCGGTTGCCGGTCAGGCGGTACGACGCCGGAAAAGACATGGCCCGCTTCGCCTCGTCGACTGACAGCATTCGCTTGCGGTCGCCGTCGACAACCAAGAATCGGTCTTTCGTGGTGATGGTGGCAATCGGTCTGTCGATGGCTCGCCCCACCTTTGTGGCCCCGTAGAACGGCAGCAGAAACCGGCGCCCGTACTTCGCGCGCGAGAGCCGTAGTTTCTCCTGTGTGCGGGGAACCAGGTTCTCAGTCGTCGTCCAATTACCCGAGCCCCAATCGATGATTTCTTCGGCCGTGGGTGCGCGCTTGTTTGGCGACTCAATGCGCCAACCCTTTGCGCTGCCAGTGATGATCAACCGTGGCCGATTCTGAGGCGCGCCGAAGTCGGCAGCGTCAACCAACTGAACGTGAGTCTTGTAGCCGAGCACCTCAAGCGCCTGACGCCAGACCGGGAACAGCACCCAGTTCTGAAAGTTGGCCACGTTCTCGACAGCAAAGGCCTTCGGGCGATGCACCTCGACATACGAGACGACGCAGAATGCGGTGGCCCTGGTCAGGTCATGATGAGGGCGCTCCCTCCCGCGCGCCGGTGAGTGCCCCTGGCATGCAGGTGACGCCACAAAGTAGTCAGCGTGCGGAACCGTCGTCAGGTCGACTCGGCCAGCATCTTCGCAGCGGTGCTCAGTCTCGGGGTGGTTGAGCGCGTGAGTCGCGACAGCAGTAGGCCAGTGGTTGACGGCAGTGAGCACCTTGCCGCCAGCCGCACGAATGCCGGTCGACCAACCGCCAGCGCCTGCGAACCAGTCGTTGAAGGTGCTCATGCCACACCCCTTCGCTTCGCCTCGACATCAAGCGCCGCCACAACCGCCGCGTGAACGAACTGGCTCGCCGTCTGGCCTCTCGCCTCGGCAGCAAGTGCCAGTTCGCCGTCGACATAGATGGTCACTGACGAGCCACAGCGAAC